CTATCCTCATCGAGCACGGGACGCACGACAACCTCCAAACCGAAAGCGGCATGTTGTTGACGCCGTGGACGGCGGCGGTTGCTCTCTACCGTGACGCCCTGAATGTGGAAATCCCCTTCACGGAAATCATCCCACTAATGCAAGCGCACCATTCCCCGTGGGCATCGCATCACAGCGAGATAGCCTATGGGATGCGCGACTGGATTGCTCGCGTCATGGCGGGAGAGTCAACTCCCGTTATTCAGACGGAGCTTGATAAAGAGCTGGTGCCGGAAGTCTACACTCTTATCGATGAACTCGGTGAGGCGGTTATTTTTGAGGTGGCGGACGGGTTGCTTTATTCCCTCAAGATAACCCCGCCGGAGCCGTTCCAAGATTCCTTTATCGACAACGACGTGATTCGGGAAGGCGACTTGACGACCTACGTTGCCGCGAAGGATATCCCATTCACCCCGGCGCCCGGTATCAAGATGACGCTCGAATCGAAGGACTACACGGTGATCAAGGTTTCTCCGATTTACACGGGCGAGCTGATCGCCCTTTACACGTTGCATCTGAGGTAAGGCGATGGCAGTTGCGGCACGAACAATGGACGCGGGAGTTCAACGCTTCATCAAGGAAGTGAGGGACACCGCTCGTCACCTGCCGAAAAAGCACCTCGTGCCGTTCATCAAGAAAATCACGTTCGAATGCCTGATCCGCATCGTCAACAGAACGCCGGTTGACAAAGGCCGCGCCCGTGGAAACTGGCAAGTAACTATCGGTTCCCCTGCAACTGGGACCGTGCCAGATACCGACATCGAGAGTGGCAGGGCCCCGACAGGCGGAAGAAGCTCGACCGTCGAAAAAGGGCTTGCCGCCGTTTCCAACGTCGGGCCGTTCGACTCGGTTTTCATTCATAACAACGTCTCATATATCGAGGTGCTGGAAAACGGGCGGCACTCGACGGGGCGACAGTTGCGCGGATCGATGCAAGCGCCTCACGGGATGGTCAAAGTTTCGCTCGCAGAGATGGAGCAACAGTTTAAATAATGGCCGCAATAACACACGAAGACGTTGCCGACGCTATCCGCTCTACGTTCGAAACGGAGATCGAGATAGCCGAGACGGTCTATGTCCAGTACGACAATGAGCCGGACAAGTTTACCGATAGCCTTCTCGCACAAGGTGGCGGCGTCTGGATAGAGCACTCGATTCTCTGGGGCGAGAGCATCAAGGTCGAGAATCCCGGAACATGGCGGCACGTTGGCGTGATGCAATGCAAAATCTATAGCGAGGTGGACAAGGGCACGGCAGCGGGCCTCGCGATGTACGAAAAGATAAAAGACGCTTTTAGGAAAACGACCGTGGACGGTGTGACATTCACTACCCCTTCTCTGACGCAGGTTGGCCGGTCGGGCAAGTGGTGGGTTTTGATCGCCGATACTCCCTTTCATGCGAACGACGTAACGACTGGATAACTGATCTACGTAGATTAAAGGAGATTTACTTATGAGCAATAGTGATCAAGTTGCTCTGCTCTTTGACGAGGAATCCACTTTCGGGACGGCCTCGGTAGGAGCATATCAGTACCTCCGCTTTACGAATGAGTCCCTTGAATACGAGACGGAAACGGTCGAGAGCGCGGAAATCCGCAACGACCGAAATACTCCGGACGTTATCAGGGTGGCCGTTCGTGCTGTCGGAGACATCAACTTCGAATTGTCCTACGGGACGTATGACGAGTTCTTTCGAGCCGGGCTTTTCAGCGGCGCGTGGTCCACGCCCGGCGCAACGCAGACTTCCACAACCGGCGACCTTGCTATCAGCGCGGTTGCCAGTACGTACACATCCGCGTCGGACTGCGACTTTACCGAGTTCACCGTCAACCAGTGGATTTTCGTTTCCGATCCCAGCTCGATCATGACAGCCGGAAACCGGGGATTTAAGAAGGTCAATACGGTGCTTGCGCTTGTGTTGACCGTGGACAGCCCCACGACGATGACGACCGAAAGCCCCACGGGCGGATCGGTTCTTTTCAAAGACGGGTCGCAGATTGTGAACGGCACGACCAACACGAATAACTTCTTCACGATTGAGAAGTGGTTTTCCGAACTCGGGAACGGGCTCATCTCCGACGGTATCTTCGAACGGTTTACCGGGATGAAAGTTTCCGGCTTTACCCTCGATGTTAACGAAAAGTCCGTCATCACGGGCGCGTTTTCGTTCCTCGGCCAGAAGGGATTGCCCCTCACGGCTACCGCGTCCGCTTCTCAGACGGCGGTTACCACGACCGACATCATGAACGTCGTGGACAACATTCACGCCGTTTTTGAGGGCAAGCACGACGACACCACGCCGTTCGCGTCTTATGACGCTTCGGCATTCAGCGTGAGCGTTGACAACAATCTCCGTGAACGGAACCAGCTCGGCGAGTTGTACTTGCAGGCTATCGGGAGCGGAAAGTTCAAGATCGAAGGTTCTATCACGGCTCACTTCGCAGATTCGACGGTCCGCACGAAATACGCGGCATCGACGCCAACGGCGCTTGTCGTGGTGTTTGTGGACACCGACGCGAACGCCTACCTCATCGACTTCCCGAATATCAAGTACACTGCCTGCCGTTCCGTGGCCGGTGGTCAGAACTCTTACGTGATGCAGGAGTGTCCCTTCATCGCGTACATGGATCCTGACGAAGAAATCGCGATGCGCATTGTGAAATGGGCCGCGTAACTTACTGACCTTTTAACGCTTTCAATTGGAGGAAAGAAAACATGGGTGCTCTCAGAAACCTCGCGACAGATGTAGACAAGGAAGTCAACGGCATTCCCCTCATCTATCCGGAGACGGATATTGAATTCACCATTGCGAGAGACACGAATCCCGCGTTTATCGCGGAGGTTCGCAAGCTCACAAAGCCGCACCTGAAAAAGTACCGTGCCGACATCGCCTACGTGATGCTGGTTCGTGACGGGACGATGGACAAAATCAATCAGAAGGCAGCGGCGAAGCATCTCGTGAAAGGGTGGAAAAACCTTCAGGATGAATCCGGCGCGGAGATCGAGTACAGCCACGAAAAGGCACTCGAAATCCTCTCTGCTCAGGAGTATGCCGACGTGTTCCGGTGGGTGATGATTGCCGCGAACGACCAGAGCGCATATGCCCTCGAATTGAAAGCCGACTCAGCAAAAAACTGAGAGAATGCCTCAAGTGGGAATTAGCTTGGGGCAAGATGAAACCGTTCTTTGAAGCATGGGCCTCTCGGGGTCGAGAGAAAAAGGAGTGGCGGGAACGTCCGCTCCTCTACCCCGACTTAAAACCGATATGGGAAGCGTTCGAATGGCTGAGCATGAAACGCAATTTTGAACCAATGTCGGGCATTCCGCTCCCCATATCGGACTTTGAAATAATGACGTATCTCGACCTGTTCGGCTACACCGATCCGGAGGAAAGGCAGGAGGTGGCCGAGTTAGTTACGGCGATGGACTTAGCCTATCGGGCGCACGTCGCGGAAGAGAAGGAAGAGAAAGAGAAGGCAGGAAAGAATGGCAACTCTCCCGGTACACATCAACGCGGCAGGGGCGAAACGCGGCGCGGCTGAGTTCAACGCGGCTACGCGAAAGATGGAGCGCTCCGCGAAAGGCGCTGGGCGCGTCGTCAGTCAGATTTTCGTCGGCTTAGGGGCAGCGGCAGCCGTGCGCGATATGATTCGCGTGACGGCTAAATTTGAGCAGTCTATGAGCACGCTCCGCTCTGTCACCGGGTCGACAGGTGCGGAAATGGACGCGCTGATATCCAAGGCGCGCGAACTCGGTGCGACGACGCGGTATTCTGCTTCGGAAGCGACGGACGCGCTGGTGTTCCTGGCTCGCGCTGGGTTCACGGCGGAAGAATCGCTTGCGGCGGTTGGATCGACTCTCGATATTGCCACGGTCGGAATGCTCAGTCTCGGGCAGGCGGCGGATTATGCGTCGAACATCGTCAAGCAGTTTAACCTCATTGCCGAAGATACGGGCCGCGTCGGCGATATCCTCGTCACCACATCGAACGCATCGAATACGAATATCCAGCAGTTGGCCGAAGCCATGAAGATGGCCGGGCCGATTGCGGGCGCTCTCGGGAAATCGATCGAGGAAACGGCGGCGTCTGTCGGCGTGCTCGGCGATTCGGGTATCCAGGCCACGATGGCAGGAACGAACCTTCGCGGAGTTTTCGCGGCACTCCTCGGACCTACGGACGCTGGGAAAGCGGCGTTCAAAAGAATGGGTGTCGCTCTCGACGATGTCAATCCCGCGTCTCGGGACTTGGTTGATATCTTCCGTGCTCTCCGTGACGGCGGGATGGAGGCGGCGGACGCTCTCGACATCTTCGGGCGCAGGAACGCGGCGGCGGCGCTGATCCTTGCGCGGTCTGCGGAACGGGTCGATGAACTCACTGAAGCGAATGAGCGGAGCGCAGGAGCCGCCCGCGAAGCCGCGAAGATCATGGAGGACAATCTTGCCGGGGCGTTCAAGACGTTGCGCTCCACTATCGAGGAAGTCTATCTCAAGATGGGGGACAGAGGATTAACCGGGTCGCTTCGGTCTCTTGTTGACACCGGGACGGCCGCAACAAGGATTCTTTTTGACATGGCATCGGCAGAAGAAAAAGCGAGCGGCGGGGCGCAAGCTCTCGCGGTAGCAATGAAGGCGGTCGGATTCGGTGCTCTTGCGCTTTCAGCTCAGGCCCTCGGGAATTCGCTCAAATATATCGGCGTCGTTCTCAAGGCTCACCCCATTTTCATCGTTGCCGGTGTCGTCGCGTCGGCAGGGATTGCTATGTACCAGTTCGCCGGGTCGATGACCTTTGCAGAACAACGGATGGTTCAGTTCAAGGACGAGGTTGCCGACACTATCGACCAGATGAAGGGGCTTTCCGACGCGGCGCGTGGGTTCGAGCACGCGGTCAAAACGCAGAACGCGGAGAAGGCTCTTCGGAAACTCAATCAGCAGTTATCGAACCTCGACCAGCTTTCGGAAACGATCTTCGGGGAAGCGCAGAAAGGCAAAGTGCTCTTTGAGGATATCGAGCAGTTCCTCGGTATCTCCGGTATCTCTGAAGCCGATGTGAAAGGCGCAATCAAGCCGGTCCTCGATGCCGCTGTTGACGCGATGGCGCTGAAGTTCGGCGACAAAGAAATCTGGAGCGGTCAACAGGTTTGGTCTTCGATCCTTGATGAGCAGGAGCTGTTTGGCGTTCTCGACAAAGGAAGGAACGCTATCGAAAGGTGGATCGAGGAAAGAAAGAGAACGCCGGAAGGGGCAGGGTCGCTCTTGTTAACTGGCGCGGACGGTGGGTTTGGCGAAGCCGTGACGCTCACGCCGGGAAATGTCGAGTCGTTGAAGCGGGTTCTTTATGATGCCCTGAGTGTCGAGCGCGTCCCTGAAAAGGTTATCAACGATCTGATCGAGGAATACCGACAGGCGATCAAGACAAAGAAAGAC